TCGATCTCTTTACTGGGAGGCGTTCGGGTCGGCCGGCTGCTCCTGCACCTGCCCAGCCGCAATCGCGGCCTGCACCTGCTCGGGGCTGCCCTTGTAGTCCTCGCCGACCTTCCACTGCTTGCCGGACTTGTCGGTGAACGCGGTCACAACCTTTGTGGTCTTCTGCGCTGCGGGCATGGGAATGTCTCCCTCGGTCCTGTGGATCAGGATGCCACTAAACGCCAACCGCAATTCTTTGGTTCAACCACAGGAGGCCAACATGGCTAAAAAGGGAAAAGGCAAAAAGTGCTGACCATGGCCCTCCCGGCCGCGCAAAACCGCGCCGAATGCTTCCCAGCCTGAGCAGCACTCCGACACGGTCGGCCAGGAGGGCCACCCCCATGACCACATACTACGTGACCCTCCTCTGCCTCTCATGCGTCGCTCTCCCCCGGGTCAAGCCCGAGGGCAGGCTTGCATACCTCTGTAAGGAATACCGCAATGGTGAGTGACTGATGCCACGCGGCGGACGCGGGGGCAGTCAGCCCGTCTACACGCTAGAACTCGCTGATAAGATATGCGCACGCCTGGCCGAGGGCCGCGCGCTCAAGGCTGTCTGCAGGGATGACGATATCCCTGTTTCATCTACCGCTGTCAGGCTGTGGGCGGACGAGGACAAGGACGGCTTCGCTTCCCGTTTCGCGCACGCGCGAGCAGTTCAAATGGACGCCCTCGCAGACGAAATCATTGAAATGGCTGACAATGCCACCAATGAGGACGTGCAGGCAGTTCGGCTGCGTGTGGACGCCCGCAAGTGGATCATGTCGAAGATCGCCCCGAAGAAGTATGGCGACAAGCTCGACCTTACCCACGCCGCCCCGGACGGCGGCCCGGTGCAGTTCATCACGATCTACGAGGCCAAGAAGGAAAAGCCTTGAAGCATGCCGGCCGCAGCCACATTCTTAACCATGGCGACCCCGTTGGGGGTGGCAGGACCATGGCGGGGCTCCCCGACACCCGGTCTCTGCCACCGCGACCGGCGGGGCGCCGCTCCTCAGCCTATGCCGCGTAGAAGAATAGCTAGCCGCTCCGTCGCGGCGCGCGTCAGCCGCTACTGGCCGGTGCGCTGGGGCCTGTGGCGGGCGCGGTAGGCGCGCATATAGGCACGCATGTATTTGCGCTGGTAGGCAGTGCGGTCAAAGCCCGGCTTTGGAGGCTCTTCAATGCGCGCATCGGGCTTTGAGGCTTGGCTTGATACTTGGTTCTTCGTCTCCGTGGGGGTGACAGGTTTTGTCGTGGGCTTCCTGGTGGGCCTGCTGTTCTGAGCGCACATGCCGTAGTGGCGCTCGCCGCAAAGTTTGCATTTCGGTGCTTCCATGCCGTTAAGTCTTAACGTTAAGACTTAACGTGGGCAACAGCCATTGAAGATCACTCACTCGATCCGCCCATACCAGCAGCCACTGCACTCACATCTGGCGAAGGGAGGCACGCGGGCGATTGAAATCGCCCACCGATGTAGATGGGGAAAGGACGAGATCGCGCTCATCTCCACATGCGAGCTGGCTCATAAGCGGATAGGCTCGTACTGGCACGCGCTCCCGGAATATGCCCAGGCCCGCCGCGCGCTCTGGACTTCAGTTAATCCGCATACCGGCAAGCGCCGGATGGACGAAATCTTTCCAGATGAGATCGTGGAAAGCCGCAACGAACAGGAAATGTTCATCCGGCTGAAGTGCCAGTCCACATGGCAATTGATCGGATCGGACAGGTTTGACAAGACAGTCGGCTCCGGCCCGGCCGGCATCGTCTACTCGGAGTGGGCGCTCGCGAACCCATCGGCCTGGGCCTACCACCGACCAATGCTGGAAGAGAATGGCGGATGGGCGCTGTTCATCAGCACGCCGAGGGGTAGGAACCACTGCAAAGACATGTATGACATGGCGGTCCGCAGCCCGAAGTGGTTCGCGGAAGTCTCCACCATCCACGACACCAAGGCGCTGAGCGAGGAGCAGCTAGAGGAAAGCCTCGCCGAGTATGTCTCGCTCTACGGCGAGGACGAGGGCAGGGCCTTCTTCAGCCAGGAATACGAGTGCAGCTTCAATGCCGCCATCCTCGGCGCCTACTACGCCCGCGAGATGCTCGCCGTGCGCTCCGAGGGCCGCATAGCGGAGGTGGAGGCGCTGCCCGGCGTGCCTGTCATGACCGCTTGGGACATCGGCGTGCGCGACGACACCTCCATCTGGTGGTGGCAGACGAGTGGCACGCAGGTAGTGCTCTTGGACTGCCATAGTGAAAACCACGGACACCTAGAGACGTTCGCGGAACTGGACCACGCCAAGCGTCAGGAGTTCGGCTGGCCGCGAGACAAGAATACGATTGATTGGGTGCCGCACGACGCAATGGTTCGAGAGTGGGGGACGACCGGCGGACGCACGCGGCTTGAAACCATGAGGATTCTTGGCCTTAATCCAAGGCTCTGTCCGAACATCAGGAAGTTGGACGGGATTAATTCTGTGCGGCGGACGCTGCCACGTGCGGTGTTTCACCCAAGATGTGAGATTGGCATTTCAGCGTTAGAGCAATACCATCGTGACTACGATGAAGAAAAGAAGGTGTTTAGGCAGGACGACGCGCACGACTGGTCGAGCCATTTAGCTGACAGTTTCAGGTATATGTCATTGGCTTGGCAAGAGGCGCCGATTGTGGATCATAAGACTAAGCCAAAGCTTCAGCCCGGTCAGGTGTTTCTCCCCGGCCCGCCTGCTCCTCGCAGTGGGAGGCGGATCGCTGTCTAGGTGACGTGCTTCCAGCGTTCTTGGCGCCTGATCTTGGCTACTGTTGTTAGGGAAACTCCGTAGTCGTTGGCAGTTAGCCGATGGGAGCGCGTGTCTGAACGGATAGCGAGAACTTCAGCCTCGGTTAGCTTGGCCATATGGTGTTCTGTGCCGCGCTGGTTGCGGCTTCTTCCCTTCCGCATTCGGTCGAGGTTGTTGTCGCGCTGAGTTCCGAGCCGCAAGTGATCGGGGTTCACGCAGGAAGGCGTATCGCATTTATGGAGAACGGACATTCCGGGCGGTATCGGGCCGCGATGGATAATCCATGAGTAGCGATGGGCTTGGTAGTGTTGTCCACCGCGCATGATCCAGCCGTATCCAGCGGCGCCTAGGGCATTTAGCCACAAAAAGCAGCCCGAGTTCGGCTCGGGAATGTAGTGCTCTTCAAAGGGCCGGGGTTTGTTTGATCCCATAGGGGGACTCTAGCATGATAACCGCGATCTAACTCCAGTCTGCGAAAAACTCCGGGTAACAAATCATGAGTGCGGCGCGATCGACATTGGTAAGTCCATACGTGTCCGGTTCTGATTTGCAAAAAGACTTGATCGTCGCGACGAACTGGACGCCCTCTCCGCTGAAATAGGCGTCAATTTCTTCACGCAAACGCTCGCCTGCTTCGGGCAAGCTTTCTTTGCCATGCAGCATCTTGGAGATTTCCAAAAAGAATAGGGTGAACCGGGCAACCAGCTCGGCATTCGCCAGTCTCTGCACGCGCCGTTTCAGTTGCCTTGCCGAAGCCATGAGCGACACTCCCTGATCACGAGGATAATAGCATGGCAATCTCCATAGGCTCACTTTTCTCCCTCATCATCGTGCTGCTCGTCATCGGGCTGCTCGTCTGGCTTGCATTCTACGTCCTGACTGCCCTCGGTCCGCCCGAGCCGGTCGCCAGCATCATCAGGGTCATCATCGTCGTCATTGCCGTGCTGATCCTCATCACCGTGCTGCTCAATCTGGCGGGCATTGGGACGGGCCTGCACATCTCGCAATTGCCGGGCTGGGCTGCCGTCTATGGCTAATGCCTACGACGACTCCGGCGCCAATGCCGAGGAGTCGCCCGCCTATCAGCGCCCGGACTCGCCAGACGATGCAAAACCGTGGCTGGCGCTCATTGCAGACGCCGAGCACTGCTTCGAAGCCTACAACACCAAGTGCGACACGATAGACGACCTCTATGCCAAGCTGTCGTCGCTCGGGAATACGACGGCCGACCGTGAGTTCAAGATCTTTTGGGCAAACATGGCCGTCCTTTGCCCTTCGATCTACGCCCGTCCTCCAGTGCCGGTCGTCGTCCCGAAGTTCAAGGATCGCACTGAGTTAGCGCGAAGAGCTAGTGAAATTCTTGAACGCGCCCTGATCTCAGTGACCGATGCCAACGATGGCCAGTTGCACGAGGCGTGCAAGCTGGTGCGTGACGATCTCGCCATCCATGCCCGCGGCGTCATGTGGCTGCGCAACTCGGACACCATGGTGGAGTTCGACCAGCTCGATCGTGGCGACTTCCTGCACGAGCCGGCCCGCAAGTGGCGTGAGGTGGGCTGGGTGGCGCGGCGCGACTGGCTGACCAGGCGGCAGATGCACGAGCGTTTCCCGGACACCGAGGAGGACTGGCTGCAATCGGCGGTCTTCAAGGAGCGCAAGGACAGCCGCGAGGAATACAAAGGGGAGCAGAAGGCCGGCGTCTGGCAGATATGGTCGAAGCCGAAGCGCATCGTCGTGTGGGTGAGCGAGGGCGTCGAGGTGGTGCTCGACCAGCGCACGCCCGGAGAGCCGCAGCAGGACGGGTTTCTGCCGCTGCCGAACCTCGAAAGCTTCTTTCCCTGCCCGAAGCCGGCCTATGCGACCTGCCAGCGGCGCAGCCTCATCCCGGTCCCGGACTTCCTCTACTACAAGGACCAGGTCGAAGAGATCAATGAGATGACAGCGAGGATTAGCTCTCTCGCTGAAGCCCTTAGGATGAAAGGCTTTTATCCGAGCGGCGCCGGCGACTTGGCGCAGGCCATTGAGAACGTCTTCGCCGACCAGGAAAATCGTGCCGTGCTCGTCGGGGTATCGAACTTCGCAGCCCTTGGCGGCTCGTCCCTGAAAGAGTCGATCGTCTGGCTGCCGGTGCAGGACGTGGCGACGGTGATCACCGAGCTCGTCGCGCTGCGTCGACAGCTCATCGAGGACGTGTATCAGATCACCGGCCTCTCAGACATTATGCGCGGCCAGACCGACCCGAACGAGACGCTCGGCGCGCAGGAGCTCAAAGCCCAGACGGGCGCGGTGCGCATTCGTGAGAAGCAGGCCGAGATGATCCGCCTGGCGCGCGATGCGATCCGCATGGCCGGCGAGATCATGGCGGAAAACTTCACGCCCGAGGCGCTGCTCGACATGTCGCAGATCAAGGATCTGCCGACCGCGCAGGTGGTGCAGCAGCAGGCCATGCAGGCGGTGCAGCAGCAGACCATGCAGATCGACCAGGCGATCATGCAGGCGCGGCAGAACCCGCAGATCATGCAGGCAGTGCAGCAGAACCCGCAGCTCGCGCAGCAGGCGCTGCAGAAGGCGAGCCAGCAAAAGCAGCAGATCCAGCAGCAGGCGCAGAGCCAAGTCGCGCAGGCCGTCACGGTCGAGAAGGTGATGGAGATGCTGCGCTCC